TTGAAAAAGGCGATCTCCGTTCACGTGAACAGCGTATTCGAGATGAACAGTCTCGCTACAAAAAAGGCGGTAAAGTTAAGTCTTACGCAAAAGGCGGCGCTGTTAAATCCTCCGCATCTAAGCGTGCAGATGGCTGCGCACAACGCGGTAAAACAAGAGGGAAGGTGCTTTGATGCCAAGCTCGACTAAAAAACAAGCAGGCTTTATGAAAGCTATTGCGAACAACCCTAAGTTTGCAAAGAAAGTTGGCGTGCCACAAAAAGTTGGCAAAGACTTTGCGTCTGCGGATAAGCGCACCAAGAAGTTCGCTATGGGTGGTGACGTGGATGCTGGTGATACCGTAGCCAACAATGGCGCATACCAAATGTCTCCCGGCCCTACGATTGCCGATACAAACACCATGGCAGCTGCACAACCTAACACCATTAATGTAGGTGGTGGGGATGCGTTAGGTAATCAGTTCCCTAGTATGGGGTTTAAAAAAGGTGGCAAAGTTTCGTCCGCCTCTAAACGCGCAGACGGTTGCGCTATTCGCGGAAAGACGAGGGCTTAATTATGGCTAAGACAAAGAGAATGTTTGGCGGTGGTATGTCGGGCGCGATGCTCGGGAAAAAACTTTCGGCAGGGCCTGCTACAAACCCGCCAATGGTTAAACCCGGCGGGTCGGTTTCTGCGTATGCGCGTCCCTATGTGGATAAGATGCAAGCGCAGCCCCAAAGGCCACTTACAGCAGCACACCGCCAGCAGCAAAGTCAGATGGACGCGATGCGTGGAGCAAATCCTTCTACTCCGGGGGCGTCGGGTCTGAAATCGCTAGACCCAGCACAGTTTGCGGCGCTGCAAAAAGCGCAGCAAGGCGCACCTTCTGTAACTCCTACTCCTTCAATGGATAAAGCGTACGCCGATATGCAAGCACAGAAAAGCGGAGCAACACCAGCAACTAGTCAAGCAAAACCATTAAAAAAGGGAGGCAGTGTGAAAGAGACTAAGAAAATGTTTGGCGGTGGCATGAGCCGCATGGGCGGCATGGGCGGCATGGGCATGCGCGGTAGGATGGCGGCTAAGCCAGCAGCTAAGCCAGCAGCTAAGGCAGCGCCAGCAGCACCGGCGACAATGAAAAAGGGAGGCGATGTGAAAGAGTCTAAGAAAATGGTTGGCAAAGAGCTTGCGTTCATGAAGAAAAAAGGCGCACCTAAGTCGATGATGAAACACGAAATGGCGGAAGCAGGCATGAAGGTCAAGAAAATGGCTTCCGGCGGTCTGGCTTCTGGCCACAAGTCGGCTGATGGTATTGCCTCTAAGGGTAAGACTAAGGCCAAGCAAGTGAAGATGGCTTACGGCGGCAAGTGCTGATATGCGAGCCTCACGTGGCATGGGTGCCATAAACCCTTCTAAGATGCCCGGCGGGAAGAAGAAAGCCCGTCGGGATGACACCGACTTTACGCAATATGCGGAAGGCGGGAAGGTCAATGCTGCTGGTAACTACACCAAGCCGGAGCTTCGCAAGAAGATCGTGTCTCAGGTAAAAGCCGCAGCCACCCATGGCACAGGTGCAGGTCAGTGGTCAGCCCGCAAGGCACAGCTTGTGGCTAAGAAGTACAAGGCCGCAGGTGGTGGGTATCGTGACTGAGTGAGGGTAGTTATGCGTTTAATTGCAGAGTACATTAAAAAATATGGTCTTCCTTCTGGTAAAGCTACCAAAACGGAAGACGGGCTACCCAAACCATCTACGTATAGCGCTTCTGGCGATACGACTAAGATGAAAAAAGGTGGTTACGTTAAAGCTGCGGATGGCTGCTGCCAGCGGGGTAAAACACGGGGTACGATGAAGTGAAAGCGCCACAGCAAAGCTTGAAAGCTTGGGGGGATCAGAAATGGCGAACCAAAAGCGGAAAGCCATCGTCAAAGACCGGCGAGCGTTACCTCCCGGAAAAGGCGATCAAGGCGCTAAGCCCAGCCGAGTACGCAGCCACTACGAAGGCAAAGCGGGAAGGCAAGGCGGCAGGCAAGCAATTTGTTAAGCAGCCCAAGGGCATAGCCAAGAAAACAGCGGGGTTTAGATAATGGCAGTCACAACCTCAACGACGGATTTCAACCCGACCCTCAACGATATATTCGAAGAGGCGTTTGAGCGTTGCGGCAGAGAGATGCGTACTGGTTACGACTTTCGTACTGCGCGGCGCAGCCTGAACTTACTTATTGCCGAGTGGGCAAACCGTGGTATCAACCTGTGGACGATTGAGCAGGGTTCGATTAACTTGGTGCAAGGACAGACAACCTATGATCTACCTAATGATACCGTTGATCTTTTGGAACATGTTATTCGCACTAATTCCGGACAGGTTTCTAACCAGACTGATCTGAGCATAACGCGAATCAGTGTCTCCACCTATGCAACTATCCCTAACAAGCTGACACAGGGACGACCCATTCAGGTGTGGATTAATAGGCAGTCAGGGCAGACAACTAACTTGCTGGGCGCAACTCCTGCGTATCCGCAGATTAATGTCTGGCCTGCCCCCGATCAAGGTCAAGTAGGCAACCCCTACTACGTGTTTTATTACTGGCGGTTGAAGCGTATCTATGATGCGGGTAACGGTGTGAATGTGCCGGATATTCCGTTCCGCTTCCAAAACTGCCTGATAGCAGGGCTGTCGTATATGCTAGGCATGAAACTGCCTGATGTATCGCTTGACCGTATTACACTGTTGAAAGCGCAGTACGATGAGGCATGGGAGTTGGCTGCTGGTGAAGACCGGGAGAAAGCAGCTGATCGGTTTGTACCGCGTCAGCAGTTTATCTAACTATGGGCAATAGGTTTGCATCCGGTAAAAATGCGATCTCGGAGTGTGATCGTTGCGGGTTTCGTTATAAGCTGAAACAGCTGCGCGGCTTGGTTATTAAGACCAAGAACGTTAACATAATGGTGTGCCCGACTTGCTGGGAAAAAGATCACCCGCAGTTGCAGTTAGGTATGTATCCGGTAGACGATCCGCAAGCAGTGCGCAATCCACGCCCGGACAAGAGTTATACCCAAGCTGGCTATACAGGGCTTCAGCTTACGTCGGTGCCTAGTATTGACGTTGATTCTGACGGGGTACCGAGTGAAGGTAGTAGGCTCATCCAGTGGGGGTGGGCACCGGTAGGAATGGGGGACGATGGTGTTACCCCTAACGCGCTGATACCCACGGTGTACGTTGGTACAGTAACTGTGACAATTACGTAGGAGTAATTATGGATAGCATGAAGAAGGTAGCCAAGGCTGAGGTCAAAGCTCACGAGAAGCGTATGCACAAGATGGCAAAAGGCGGCGTGACTGGCGAGGCGATGAAAAAAATGGGTCGCAATATGGCGCGTGCCATGAACCAGCGTGGCGGCGGACGGGGTCGATAATGGCTAAATTTTCACAAAAGCAGGGCGGCAAAGAAATAGGCCAAGCTGCGGTTTATGCGGAGCCACATACTATGGACGCTAAAAAAGTAAAACCTCAGGTGCCGGAGAAGACTGGTGCTGCTTGCATGAATGAAATGAATATTGGTGCTGGCGTTATAGGTAAGGGTAACTACCCAGCGCCTAAAACTTCGGGCATCAAGATGCGTGGTGCTGGTGCGGCCACTAAGGGAACTATGTGCCGTGGCCCGATGGGGTAATAATGAACTACACAGAACTGAAGGCGACAATTCAGGACTACTGCGAGAACACATTTACTGACACGCAGCTAGCCACTTTCACGGAGCAGGCCGAGCAAAAAATATACAACTCGGTGCAGATTTCTGCGCTCCGAAAGAATGCTACTAGTAACTGCACAGTAGGTAACAACTACATCTCGGCTCCACAGGACTACCTGTCCGTCTTCTCTTTTGCTGTTATTGACCCCGTAGACGGGTACAAGTACTTGCTGAACAAAGATGTGAACTACATCCGTGAAGCGTACCCATCCCCGTCGGATACCGGCCTCCCGCTGTACTACGCATTCTTTGACCAGAACACTTTCATTATTGGCCCCACCCCCGATGCCGGGTATGAGGTCGAGCTACATTACTTCTACTATCCGGAGTCTATCGTTACAGCTGGCAACACATGGCTGGGTAACGAGTTTGACTCTGCGCTGCTTAATGCCGCGCTAGTAGAAGCAATCACCTTTATGAAGGGTGAAGAAGATTTGGTGAAGTTATACCTTGAACGATATAACACTGCCATGGGCTTGCTGAAGAACCTCGGCGATGCGAAGCAGCGTATGGATGCTTACAGAGATGGGCAGCTTCGTTTGCCTGTGCGATAAGGGAATTAAATGGCGATTTCGCAAACAGCGTGT